AATTCCACGAGCTTGATCTTCTAGTATTGCCTCGTGATATTTTTCGGGGTTTTTTGGGGGGGGTTTATAGTCCCTGCCACAATCTTTGCGGCCGTGATGGTATTAGTCGCTATTTCGGCGGCTGTCACTGCGAGTGCGGCTATTTTAGCAGTTGTTATTGCTCCTGCCGCGATTTCAGAAGCAGTGATAGTGAGAGCGGTAATGTTCGCGGCCGTTATCGTAGTCGCGGCAATCTTTGCCCCTGTAATAGTAGAAGCCGCGATGTCAGCGGCGACAATCGTTCCTGCGGTTATCTTCCCCGCGATGACTGCGCCCGCCGCAAGTTCTGATGAACCCACGGCTCCTGCTGCTATAAGCGTTGCATCAATCGCGTCGAGAGCAATCTTCGCTGTGGTTATAGTCGCGGCTGCTATCTCATTCGCAGTCACAGCAGAGGCCGCGATTTTGGCCGTCGTAACAGCGAGAGCAGCCAATTCTGTAGTACCAACCGCACCAGTAGCAATCTCTGCCGCTGTTACTGCGTCTGCAGCTATCTTTGCTGTCGTAATCGCAGAAGCGGCAACGTTAGCTGATGCAATTGAAAGCGCACCAATGAGGTCGCCATTGATAAGTGCGAGTCCTGCTCCGTAAGGAATCCACGAGGCAGTTGTAGCCCCAGCGTTTGCCGTACCAATGAGTGTCTTGTTTGCGCCCATCGCGGTCGAGTAAGTTGTTGTAGTTTGAAGAACTGTGGAAGATACGGCAGGGTCAAGATAGATATAAGTGAGCGCGGCCATGTTGCCTGTATTGCCAGCAGAGATTGTAAATGTCCGGCCGTTGGACATAACAATAGTTCCTGCACCCCAAGCAATCGTGTCTGCATCAGTTACAGAAAAGACGAGATTATGAGATTTTTCAAGAAGGGATATGTCGGTGGCTGTGTCATTGGGAATTGCTGTAATTGAAACCCCACTCATATCCCCAGCTCGTGAATGGAAATTACCCGTAGTATCTATATACCAATTAAACGCATGAATTGAGGCATCTGTTCCGTCAGAATAAATCGTAATATCCCCCGCATTTGCCGTGTAGCCCGAATGGTCTTCCGTACCTGTATAGATTGATGTCGCATTTATTGACCATGCTCCGATTGTTCCTGAATTCGCGGCTAATGCTCCTGCAAGAGTCAAGATAGAACCGTTCCATGTGAGGTAATTTCCTGCGGGGTCGCCAATAGATAATTTATAAGTTCCACTCTCATTCCCAAGAAAGAAACCAACTCCTGTATTGTATTTTGTCTGACCTCCCTTAAGAGTCTGTATGTTATCAAACAACTTTTGGACTTCTTTTCGCAAGATAGTTTGAGAGTTTCCGTCAAGAGGATACGAAAGACGGTTCAATTCTATGAGCGTGAGACGTTCCTCAATCTGCCGAACTGTATCTTCTATATTTGTTGGCATATTCTATCGCAGACATCTAGCCAGACATCTAGCTAGACATCAATGCTAGATGTCTGCTAAAAACATATCAGAATTCCGCCGTTGCCGTACAAGTGGCTTCACCCTGCGTTCCTTCTGCACCTCCCTCAAGACTTACGCAACGAGTCGCGTAAAAAGTGTCATACGCCAAATCCATTGCGTAGATTTTTGTTGATGTCGCCCCCTCTATTGCAACTGAACTTACCCGCGTAAGATTTTGTGAGATTGAGTTCGTAACATTATCAACCAACTTATTGAAGTTTACCCATGTTAAGCCGTCCGATGAAACCTGAACACTGAATGTTGATGTTGCGATGCTTGTTGTCGCCGCGCCTCCATGTGTGAAGTAGTAAGTGACTTTCTTTGCTCCAGCGACTGTGAAGAAACCTCCGCCAGCAGATAGATTTGTTGATGTGGCAGTTGTTGTCGTGGCAGAGAAGAATGTGTAGTTCTGAAGTTCACGGGGATTATTTGTTGAAATGCGATTTGATATTGCTCCGTACGCAATGCTCGTTACTTGATAAAGTAGGAATGCAACAAGAAACATCGTTGCCATGATTCCTGTGAGTTTTAATTTTTCTATCATAGTTATTTTTAAGTTTGTAATGAGGTCGCTAGCCCCAATCCTTTGCTCCATTTCTGAAGCAAAAAATGGGGCCACGACTTATCCTCCGATAAGCCAACAGAGTGTCTGATACTCTATGTCCCAGTTCGCAAAGTACGTTGAGGAAGCGTTGGAGTTGACATCAGCCAAGAAGGCTGTTATCTCGTCTCCTGATTCCAAAACAAACTTATATGTGCTTGGGTCTACGAAAGCGTCAGTCGTCGTTGCCAACGTGGAAGAGGCAACGAGATTCGTAGAATATCCAGCCGATGTTGACGTACCGATTGAAATCGTGAGCGCAGGCGAATACCCTGTTGAGTCAGCGAAAAGATTGGAGACTTCTGTGTCACAAAAAGCCCTTCCTCCTGAATGCGAATACAGAGTAAACACCGTATTTGTTGCGATGCTTGCTGGAGTAATCCCCCCTCCAACTAGAAATCCGTCATATGATTTCGCAATCGTAGTAGTCGCTGTAACTGTCAATGAGCCATTAGTGTCAATAATGACCGCACTGTCTACATAGTATCCGCCTCCAAAGTCCGCATAGCTATTAGGCATACGGAATGGATTATTGGCGAGACTTGTGTACCCGAATGACTGTTCTTGTGGACTGGCCGATTGATTACCACCAATCCAGCCAGCAACGAATCCACCAATTATTGAGGCAATCAAAGCCACAACAAAGATTTTTACTGTTTCGTTCATACTGATTGATGATTAGTTGATAATCTAGGCAGTTCCGGAAGAACTCACTATTGCCGTCCAAGTCCCCACAAATCTTGACTCCGCAAATCTCGCACGCATTACATACGAGTCAGTCGTAGTGTATTGCGGTTCAATCATTGAAGTTGAAAGTCCTGATAGAACTTTGCGCTCAACTTTGTGGTTTCTACCCAAGACCGTATACAGAGTCGCGGCGTTTGTCGCGGGATTGTGTATCGTGTCAAGGTAAACGGAAGAACGAAGCATCACATTTCCGAAGTCAGTTGAAAAGATGTTCAACTGGTTCTCACCGGAGAATGGAACGAGGTCGCTTCCGAGTGTCTCCCTCGCAGTTTTGTACAACTGCATGGGGACGACAATCCCCTCAAACGCATGACCGCCGGCATCGTAGTCCTGCGCCCTTTGTCGCATAAGCGAAAGAGCCACAGTCCACAGATTATCAGCGTTCAATGCTCCCGTTTCCAGGTTATCAATCGTGTCTGAATTGAGCGTGGTGTGGGAGTTTGAGGCCACTGCGTCTCCGTCAGGAGTCGTGTTGTACGTTCCTGCATCAAAGTCGCCGTAGGTCTCAATTATTGAGAGTCTGTCTTGAGTAACTTTAGCGCGTTCCCCTATCTGTTGTCCGATAGCTTCGCGCTTTCCCTGTTGAGAGGTTTTGAACGCCTCCCACGAAATCGGGACTTCTTTCGTGTATTTGGTGATACGCTTTGTGGTCGTATTGCCAATGCGGGTTGAAGTCGTAATGACTTCTTCCTGTTCCCCCGTCTCTTCAAATTCTCCAACATTGGAGTCTTCGTCGTAGATGAAGGCCATTGAATCCGTAGGCGATGTGTGGAAGAACCACGAGTCTTGCGCCGACAAAAATGCAGGCGTTTCCTCCCGTGTGAACTTCTCGTACATCACCTCGTCAATCGCGGTTTGACAATCGTCGCTGGAAAGCGTACTTGTGTGTCCGCCAGTTACTGGAATAAAATTGTCATTTCTCTATTATCCAGAGAAAAGCTATTAAACTAATAAACTTAACTACTAAGAAGTAATGTCTACGCGGGTTAGTGCGCGAGCGTCAGCAACGCAATCCAACTGCGACTTAACGTAGTTGAACCAACGAGCGGTAAATCCGCCAGTATCGGCCGCGGGCTTAAATGTGTATACGCTTGTAATCAAGTCAAACACATAAATATCCCACAGAAGTCCGATAGCCTCGGATTGAGTGTCCGCCGTTGAAGCGGTAGTAACTTTCGCACGGATGCGCGTCTCGTTTGCACGAGGTACTGCAACTGTCGTGCGATGTGCGAGAACCGTTCCCGCACTATTCACGTCCATGTCTTTTGCCAAAATACCCACGAACTGGTCAGTTCCGATTACGGGCAAGTCATCGGTAAGCACAACGATTGTATTCACACTTGATACACCACTGGTGTATGTTGGCGCGACAATCATCGGCTCGCCGTAATAACCGCGAGTAGCGGAAGCCGCAACACGAAAAGGCAAGCCGGGACACTTCCCGACAATTTTTACGTCGAATTTTGCGATAAAATTTTCAACTGCTGTTTTATTAAACAACAGAGCGCTATCTACTTGTAATGTAGATAGACTATTTGACCCACTTTTTCTGCTCTCCCATTCCGGGTTTAGAATTTATGTAAAGTGTCTTGCCATTGGCGAGCTTCTTTGAATAAATACCGCCTCCTTCGTGTTTGTAGCTTTTAAGAGGCGAACCTTCGGGTAATTTAGGCGCGGGAGCTTGTTCACCGTCGCGGTGAGATTCAGCAACATCCTTTACGGGAGTTGACTTGTTTTTCAACGCGCGGGCGATTTCAGCGTTCTTTGCTTGGATTACTCTAAGATTCTTCTGCGCTTCTGCGAGAGCAGTTGCTTCGGGTGAAACATCTTGGCTCGTGAGAGCTTGTTGAATGAGTTCCGAAACCCGTTCCTCGGAAAGAACTGGCGTTTCACCATCTCCCTCCTTTCGCTTGGCGATGCTCTTATTTTTTATGATAAGAGCTTCGGCGGCATCGGCACGGACTTTCTCTGCTTCAGCGAGAGTCTTATAGTCTATCTCTTGCTCCTGTAAAAGAGCTTCAGCGGCTTTGGCTTCTTCGTCAGCTTTCGCTTTCGCTTCGGCTTCTGCTACTGTGGCTTCTTCAGCCAACTTGTCTTCTTCTTCAGTCATATATTTGACGACGGCTTTACCCCCGCTGGGCTTGAAGTTATTAAAAGTCCTTCCTACTTACGGCTTTACCCCCGCTGGGCGCACTTAGAGGTGCTTGATTGGAGTTTCACACGAAACCCCTACGAGCAACCCTACTTGCCTAATTCCTCAAGTTTAGCATCAATCACTTGAACCACATTGCCGAAGATGCGAGCGACTCTAATATCTTCTCCGTCTACTCCTTTTTCCACGAGGGATTTGACGGCGAACCACTGCAATTCGGCTTTGAGGACTTTCCACAACTGCGAGTGTTTGAGTGTTACGGCTTCTTCTTTCAAAGCCCCTAGGAACTCGTTAGGCATTACTTGCCCTTTCCAACGATTTCCCCTCAAGACATCATCGCTTGAGAAAGTCTCAAACGCGGATTTCTTTTTTCGCTTTTCAGCGACCATAAAGAGCTACTTCTTCTTCCCCTTTCCTTTCTTCGCCCTAACCAAAACCTTTGGGCGACCAGTGAGAGGTACTTTACGAGCTTCGCCTTTTGCGAAGTCCCAGAATGTCCCTAATGGAACGGGGATATATGTTCGTGAACCGTCTACCGTTACTTCTTCTCTCATCAATCCGCCCCGTCTGTCGTATTCCGCAAGAAGTGCCGCCTTGTCTTTATCTCCCACAGAACGGACGGCATCGTTTGCTTTTATCTCATTCTCAAGATTGTATTTTCCTACTTGCATAAATCTATTTAGTTAAACGCTTTGCGCGGGCGCGAGCTTTCTTTGCATCGTTCTTTGCTCGGTCTTCCGCGATTGCGTTCTCAACGCTAGTAATTGACTGCGCTAATTTCTTCGGGTCATCAACTTCTATAAAATTGCCACCGACCTTGAAGACATAAATGACTTCCGGCTTATACTTGAAATCCACTTTCTCTTTCCCTTCTTTGTCTTTATCTTTTGTAACAATTCTTTCGCCTCTCGGCTGTTTCTTGCGAGCATCCCAGAAAGCTCCATTCTTAATCTTCACTCGCTGTCCGCCTCCGATGCCTTTCGTGATATACCCGCCCAGTTTATCGTAATGAGCAAGCACTTCATCGGGCGGTATCAACTCAAGTTCTTTATATTTTTCAATAAGCCCTCCTGCAGACTGCCCTGTCCGCGCAGGTTCGCCATAAATGACGCGCTTCAATTTATCTTCGTTCTCCAATACAAAATCATTGATAACATCAAATCTTGCAACTCCTTCTGGTACTTCTTTTTTTGGTCGTGCCATATAAATAAATTACTAATAATGCTTTGGTTGTTTATGTTTCGGAGCGGCTATTGACATCTTCGGCATCGCGCCACTTGCGACTTTCCCTATCTTTGCTCGTGCGAGTTTACGGGCTAACTGTTTTGCGGCGCGAGAATTTGCCATATAGCGGTAGTATTAAGTGATTTTCTGATAATGTCAAATGGTGCTGTGGCAATTATGGGGATAACTACTGTACTCCTGCACCTGCCGTTGCTCCCGCGAGCCGTCTTGAAGTAACACCCTGCGAGAATTGCTGGGACATTCCTGAAGTATCTCGCGGATTCATTTCCTGCGGTTGTGGCTTTTTGACAAACTTATCACCCTTAGAATGAAAGTAAGCATACATAAGTTCCTTTGTGATTTCCTCCTGATTAGCATACGGATTGGTTCTCATCTGCGCTTCAAGAGCCGTGAGGATTGCTTGCATCTGCTCGTCATTCTGCGCGAATACTTCCCTATAATCTGCCCGCGCATGGAACTTAAACTTTGCGAACAATTCAGGATTTGCATAGACAAGCACTGTGCCTTTCTTCTCGCTTTGGGAATACAAATCAAGTTCTGTACTGCGTCTCTGGTCTTCTGTCATCTCCATTCCTATCAAACCCTCCGAGAACGCGAGTTTCTTCTCTTGCCGTTGTCCTCCCTGCCTATTGCTCAAAATGAAACTGCGGTATTTCATTTTTACATCGTCCCCGAGAACATCTTCTATATCCGCAGTAGTAAGATTTGAAAGGGCTTTGTCAGCCATTAGAAGCCCGTATCTTGAAACAGAACTCGCCAATCCTTTGGCAACTCCGCCGATAATCTTTTTAGCGTTGGCTTGCGCTTGGGACACCGTGTATGCCTTCTGGGAAGCGGGAGGCAACTGTCCTGACATCGTTTCACTCACAGACCCTTCGGTAATTGAATCTTTTGTCGCTTGTAATGCGCCAAAAATGTTATTAAGATTTGATTGCGGGAGTAATGGAAATGCTTTCGTATCTTTATCCTTAAATGCAATCACGGCGTTAGGATAAATAATATCTTGGTCAAACTTGTCGCTTCCTGAAAGACCCACTGGCATCTCGGTATCAAGCATAGCTCTGTTCATCGCAATCTCTGTCATCGCGTCATAGAGGGAATTATCCCACCGCAAAGTCGCCATCATTGATTTGTAGAAAAGGAAATGCGAACCGATTGGATAGAAGCCGAATTGCTGAATGTTGTACCTCGGAGCGTCAAAGTTATCGCGATGCTTTATTGGGTTGTTCTCAACTTTTTTGTCGCCCATATAGACCCCCGCCAAGTAACATACCTCGGTGTCGTCTCTGCGGTTGAGATAGGTTACTTCCTCAACAAGATTAGGATGGTCGTGGTCTTTGATGTCATAGAAAAGCCCGTCATCGGCATTGAAAAAACACTTTTGTCCCGCCTGCACATGGTCGAAATTATCATGCTCTTCATAAACCGCCTGCGCCTGTCCATATTCAATCCACCTCCGTTTGATAATACAGTTATGCTTCTGTAGATTTCTTTCAAAGGCATTGGTAATTAAGATTTGGTCGGCAGTATAAATGGGGGCTTTGAAACCGGAAAGAACTTCATCAAGAACTTCTTTCTTCGTATACTTTCCATTCTCCTGTTTGATTTTAATCGTCTGCATGACTTCCTGATATTCCGCGCCGAGGTAGACGATAGGGTCTGTTTCCATTGCGAACACTAAAGAAAGAAAATTTGTCTTGTAGTCGGAGTTTTCATCTTGCGCCATCCATTCAACGATGTCGGTCATAAAGTCAGAGAAGCCGCGGTCAATCTCCGAGTCGCTGTTCTGCGCTTGGAAGGTAGGCATGAGATAGCCCGCAGTCAAATTGGCGTGCATGGCAATTCCTTTCTTCCGCGCCTCGCTCCTCGTTCCGCGCCAACGCCAATCAGTCGCCACATCACCCCCATCAGAATCAACGAACGCATTAAACATTTTGCGCCCCATATCAATATCGGAAAGGATTGAATTATTATTCAGCTCCGACCACGATTTCGTCAGAATGTTATGTCCCTCGCTATATGCCTTATGAACCCCAATCGTAAAAGCTCGTTCATCCTCCGATGGTTGATAGGTAGATGGAGGAGTCTCTTTCTTATCATACACGCCGTACATAAAAAATAGTATACGCTATTCTGTCAAGTCTGCTAATACGTCTTGTGTGGATAAACTAAATCAGACTACCTCCTTGCAAATCCGGCAATCTTCGGGCGATAGACTGAAATCGTATTTGCATGAGAGCCATCAGCAATTTGAAGTTGATAGGCGCAGGAATCCAAAACGTCATCATGCAGTCCATTTGGGAATTGCGCTTGTTCCAATTCAAGCGCACCACACTCACCTTTGACATGGCGAATAGAGCCAGAAGCATATCGGGGAATCAATCCGCGAATACGAACCTCTTTCGCCGTCTGATTATGCTTCAATTCCACTATGGGAAGAAACCGACCGCGTTTTCTCTGCTCCATGTCTAAATACGGTTTAAGTCCGTCAAGATACATCGTTCTTTCAATTCCTATAGAAACATACCGCCTCCGTTCATGGAGGGCAAAGATTGTTTCCACTAACTCATCAGGGTTCAATCGCGCCCGCCACGCCCGCAGATTCCAAAAGTTCTCTTGGTCTACGCTGTTATCGCAAAATCCCGAATAATCCGCTGAAGTCTTTTTAGAAATTGCCGTATCAATCGTGAGAAAATTGGCACACTGCTTTGCTTCCATCTCCTCTTGAGATATGTACCGATACCATGCGGGATTAAACTCTTGATTTTCTGTGAGGACAGGGGAACCTTGATAGAGTGCTGCAAAGTCATAGGGGCCGATAGTGTTCTTTATCTCCTCTAAAGCCGCAACACTGAACCTTGACGGCCATAATGCTTCGCCGGTCTTTCTTTGTTCTTCATCATGGAGCGCAATAGCAGGCAGATGCAGAACCCTGCATCGTTTCTTCAACTCGTCATTTGCAAGAATCCGCCCCGCTAAATCATCCATGTGCCATCTTGTTAAAATGACAACCGCGACTCCATTCGGTTCCAATCTTGTAAAAGCCGTACTCGTAAAAAAATCCCATACTCTCTGCCTATATGTTTCTGATTCAGCTTCTTCTCTGTTTTTAATCGGGTCATCAAATAAAAGAAAATTTGCGCCACGACCGGATAGAGTCCCCCCAATACCCACAGAAGTATAACTACCACCCTTATTCGTTTTCCATTTAGCTTTTCCCTGCTCGTCTTCTTTGAGCGTAGTATCAAAAATCGCCCTGTACACATCAGTTCCAACCAAATCCCTTGCTTTGGCTCCGAAGTCCTGCGCCAATTCCGCAGAATATGAAACAGTAATAATCTCTTTCGTAGGATTCCGCCCCAAATACCAAATAGGAAATGAAACTGTACATAATTCAGATTTTCCATGACGAGGGGGCGCAAATACCAAAAGCACTTTATATTCTTTATCCCCATCTCTTTCTAATTTCTCCAATTCCGCCGCAATTAAATCAAGATGCCACGCAGGAATATAACGAGGATTAGAAGCAATACTAAAATCAATCAAATGCTCACGACTTCGTTGTAGGATAAGATTCAATTTTTCCTCTTGTTGCGCTTGAGAAACTTCCATACAAAAGATAATAAGCTATTTATCTAATAATGCAATAGAATAGAAAGGTTAACTTGTCAATAGGGTTCTAATGTTGGGTGGGTTTTGGGAGGGGTTTGATAATATCGCACATCACCCCCACCCCCCGTAACATGGGTAGGTGTACCCTCGCTATCATAGCGTATTCATTCAGCTTTCAAGCGTGTTACCTGTCTGCATTTCTTACATGGGAAACCCTCGCACTCATCATCATATTGCAATGTCCTACCACAGAAAGCGCATGGCGCTGTCGGTATGATGTATTCATCGCTGTTATCTTTGATAACATTCTGTAACGCTGGCGTTTCATTCTCGTTACTCTCCGGTAACATATCAGCATCATCCTTGTTACTCGCGGGTAACAATTCACTCTTGTCTGTTACTCTCCGGTAACGCATTTTGCATACTGCATCACAGAAGTCTTTTGTATCTTTTGTCTTGCCGCAACAATCGCATGTTTTCATAGTGTATTGACAGTATAAGCCATATTCCTCGCCTCTACAATGCCCTATGACGCACGATAATGCTTTAGTTGATACTTGTATCGTCTTTATTTGGTGCGTTGTTAGGTGCAAGGTTCTCAATGATACGCTGGGCGATTCTATTCTGTTGTTCTGTTGAAAATAAAGCTATATTGATGATGTTATTTGGTTCTACTGGACGCTTACGCATTGATAATATATCAGCTCCAAGCTCTAATTCCCTCACTCTCTTTTGTGGTTTAGCTTGTATGTCTTCAACTAAACTACTCGTAATAAGTTCTTCTGTCAGGCCGTATTTAGCTAACGATTGTATATATCCTATGCTCCCCGTTATTAAACTAGGCACTGTTGCCGTAGAATAATCATATCCTGCCTGCAATAATACTTCTTTATCGGTGTAGGTAGGATTCTCACTTCTTATTCTGGCCGCTTCTTGTTGCCTTCCTGTTGGTTTTACAATCCTTTGTAATGCTCGTCGTTGTGCGCCGTTTATATCTTTTCTGTTGTGTCTTTTCTTGTATTGTGATTTTGATAGTGTGGCCGTTGTGTTCGGCGTTTCATTCTCTACTTTGTCAATAGCTGGTTCCATTGCTTACATTATAGCATATTTTCTGATGTCAATTGTTATCCACAGGTGATGATGATTATTGTGTTGCAATCTAACCGCTAGTATGATTATATTATATCCGGACGCTCATTGACTCGACTCTATAGCGGGAAGGGGTAAACAAATAAAGTTATGAGTGATTATATGGCGCGTCATTTTGCGCCGGATGGTGAAAGTGTGTTCGATTGCCATGCGGCTACGATTGACGCAGTGTGGAATGAGATTAACAACATGGGCTCGCGGTGGATATTCTACCCGATTTCTATGGTGGTGCGCGAGGGAAGCAATAAGCGCATGGGACGGATAGTATCAGCTTGCGATGGGTTAAAACACTGGGAAGGAAGGACATGCGGCGCGTTTTCTGATGCGCTTGTGCAAACGAGTTTTAGATTGCCCGAGCGAATTGAGATGACACGCGAGCCAGATGTACGAGACTTGATACTAGCGTTATGAGATACGAAAAGGGGAATTGGCCGGCAGTAAACGTTAAAAGCGTATTGCGAAGCATAGAGCGCGTATTCAAGACGCGCAACAGTCAAGCACTTACGAAAGATGCGTATAGTCGTTTATATCTCTTGGGTGGGTTTATAGCGCACTATGATATCGGCGGATTCACGCATCATTACAGCGAGACCTCACAACTCGCAAAGGACATACTTGCATCGTACGAAGTGAATCATCCAGACCATTACATGCAGGAAAGCTTTGTACGGGATTATGGGCATTCGTATTGTCAAAGTGAATATGACTTGGCGCGAAACTTGAAAACGTGCGCGGCTCATTATCTGCCAGAATTAGAGGCATACGATAACGCGGCCGAACGCGAGGACGACATCAGTACAGCGAGAATCTTACTAGCAAAGCACGGCATAACTGCCTAGCACGGTTGCACTGATGGCTACATGGTATCCGGCAACGGTGCGCCGTGTAGCTATCAGTAACATTACAAACAAAATACCCTTCAGCTATAGAATCGGCCCCGTGAGCCGGCTTGCGTGATTGCGAGCAAGTACATTGATAACTAAATATGGATTATGAAGATACAAATGATAGAGAATATCGGTTTTTATCATCCGTCAAATGCTAACTGGAGTTATCACACACACATCATCATTGATGATACGGGCGCGAGACTCTATAAAGAGACATTCGGAGGTGATAGCCGGTTGCGTGCGAAACTTGAAAAAGAGGGACACATCGTGGAGAGACTGCACATCGGGAAAGGCGGAAGTGTTGAGGCAAAATGGAGAGATGTCAAATACTTGTCGGACATTGAGTCATATAGCGGGAAAAACTACTGATATATGAAACTCTACGCTACAGTGAACGCACTAAAAGAGATAAACGGAATACTAACGCCCGTTAGCAAAGGACAGGGAAGCAATCAATCGCTAGCGATAGAAATTATCGCCGAAAGGTTGAAAGGAATCCCCACGCGAGCCAATGTATACCGGCTATCGCTCAATATCGGAAACGATAACGAGTTACAGGCGGAATTACTTGACTACAGCACGGGAGAAGTATTGGAATTGACAAAAGGCGAAAAGCAGTAGACACAACAGCAAAAACTTGCTAACATAGCTACATGCTCATTGCTTTGAAAGGAAAACAAGGAAACGGAAAGTTTGCGACGATTGACGATAGTGAACGCGAGCGGGTGGCGATATTTTCTTGGTATGTGGACTCCAAGGGATACGCCTATCGTGAGCATTCAGGAATTAAACGTATCTTTATGCATCAATTTATCATGGGAGACTATCCGAAAGATAAGCCCGAAATTGACCATAAAAACGCAGATAAACTTGATAACCGACACGAGAATCTGGCATTTTGCACGAGTTCTGAAAATCGCGCGAATCGCAGAAAATATCGCAACAATAAATCGGGGTATCAGGGTGTCCAGTGGCATAAACAGGGGAAAAAATGGATGGCACGAGTATACATCAATAAAATATCGTACTATCTTGGACTTTTCTCGGACATTGAAGACGCAGTTAAAGAAGTGGCGAAAAGCAAAAGACTGCATAAGCAGTGAAAAGCAAAAGGCCGGAACAGTAGGCGATTACGCAATCGCGCCTACATGTCCGGCTTTTTTGTTATGGTTGCGGACTAAATAATATAAATATGGTTCTCTCATGGGTTGAGGTACACAAAATG